ACTTATGGGGAAACTCTTGTCGTATACGTTTATCTATCTGATTATAATACTCATCGTCGGTTGGATCAATACCTTCTTGCACTAATTTGTTATGAATATCATAAGCAGTGTAGGTCATAGCATTATCTGTGCCAAACCATTTGTTCTTATCTGCCCAAGCTACCGCCTTTGGATCATACTCTCTTTCAGGTTGTGCCTGTGCTTGACCACCAATTTCTGCTTGCATTACTTGTTCAAAGTCGTCCTCTTTTTGAGTCTCCATTTGAGTTTTTCTCTGTAATGCTTTAGCTTTTGAAACTTTTAATCTTTCATCTTCTATAGTTAATCTTCCTATTTCTTGTTGAGCCGCTACTTGCTTTTCTACGTCTTGAGCTTGTATTGCAGCCTGTAAAGCCCTAGTTGCAAACTCTTTTTGACTGGCAATAGCTTTTTCTCTATCTGCTAAGGTAGTATCAGTAAGATTAACATTCTGCACATTTGCAGCTTTAAACTTATCATTTATTTTTTTTGCGTATTCTATGGCAGCTTTTTCTCTTCTCTCTGCCTCACGCATTTTTCTAGTAAGCTTATCAATACGTTTTTGCACATTTTGACTATAATCTTCAAGCTCACTTTCTTTAGTTTGTTCAGCAGGTGCTTCAGCTTGTTGCTCTTCAACTTGTTCTACTTGCACCTCTGGTTGTTTAGTTTCTTTATTTTCTTCAGTTTTCTCAGGATTTACTGTAACCTCGACTGGATCGCCCGAAGTATCTATCGGTACCATCTTGTCTTGCTCTGATTGCACTTGTGGTTGCATAGACTTCTCCATGTTTATAATATGTTAGCTGGCAATATATCTCGAGGATCATCAACAACCGCCAGAACTTCATCGTCATTAATAATCCTTAACTCACCACCATCAATCTTTATTCTAGATCCAGCGTATCGAGTTATTATAATCCAATCGTCAACTTTACAGTATGGTCCGTTTGGAAACTTTTCTTTGTCTTTATATGCATCTGGTCCAACTTTTAAAACTTTACAAATGTTAGTTGTAAGTTGTGATTCTTGTATAGTTTCATCTGTAAGTAAAATACCAGATTTAGTTTTTTGATCTAATTTTAAGGGAAATAATACTATGTGGTACCCAACAGGGTTTGGAACTTTTTCAAGTTCTTTTTTCTGTTTTTCAACAGCTTTGCCGTCCCATACATGTTTCGGCACAATTAATTTATTCATCGTCAAGCTCCGTTTTCTTAAGCAGGTCCGTGAGTTCCTGTTCCTCTTGTTTAAGTGCTGCGAGTTTGCCAGTAAGATACTTATAATCTTCCCAACTTTTACACAGTCCTCCCAGTATAGACTGTTCTACTTGCTTTTGTCTATCTATTAATTGTTTTTTATATGCGCTAAAAAAGTTCTCTAACCGCATGACTTCATCAATTCTGCCATTGATTTAGCTCTGTTAGGGGTTTGTTTTGCCCATTTTGAGTCCAACATTTCAAAACTTGCACCAATATAATTTTTTTCTGCTAGAGCTTTCCACATATTGCGAAACTTTGATACACCGTTTTTTCCAAGTTGAAACACCATTTCTACGAGTATTTCTTGCGCTATCTCATCAATGTCTGTGCAATCATGTTCTTCTTTTAGTTCTCTTGCTCCCTTAATTGCGTTTTGTAGATCGTCAAGTAAGATATCCATTAAGAATTTTTCTTCGTACTCTTTATCGTCCTCCCAAAAATCTTCGACGCAAAGATGACCTACGCCCACGGTTCTCTTACCAAGTGTATCGAGATATACTTTATTACGATACCCTTCGTGTTTCTTGACTGATTCCATTAATCTTTCTAGATTCATGCCTTTCCTCTCTTTTTTCTTATGGCTTGCTTGCCTTTTTTAGCAATCGCAGCTTGTTTATTTTTGCCTTGAACTTTTGCTCTTTGCTCTAATACAGTTAAAATTTGAATTTTTCTAGCAAAAGGTTTCTTAACTTTCTTAACTTTTGAAACAGTGCGTTTTGCATCAGCAGGAGTAGCGTACTTGATACCTACAGTATCTTTGGGGTTTTCATCTGTGTACAGACGACGACCACTACCTTTTGGTTTTTTTCCTGTTCCTTTTAGTGGATCTTTTCTTTTTCTCGACACCTTTTATTACTCCTTTATTTTTTGATGCATAGAATACAGCCTCAGCATCTTTACCGTAAGTCTTCTTCATAGACTTCATTATCTTTTGACCTTTTTTATTTAATGGCATTAAAAAGTGCCTCTAAACCCAAATCCTCTTTGAGCTGCACCCGCTCTTCTTTGATCAGAAATAATACCACCCATGTTCTTTTTAACGATTGTCTTAACATTAGTTGGTTTACCACCAACACCTTGTGCTTTACTTCTTTTTCTTTTGACTGCTGAACGTCTTTGACCTTCAGTCATTTTAGCAGCTTTTGCCGCTGGCACACATTTAGGATATTTTCTTTTGCGGTCTGCTTTTAATTTTGAACGACCACATTTTCTAAAACCACCACCAGGTTTTTTTGATCCAATATCAACCCAGTTTTGTTCGAACCACTTCTTGAGGCCCATTATCCAAACTTAGTTTTTTTTCTCTTGTCATCTCTAACAGCACCACAGCCTCTTGCTATGCCACCATTATTAAACTGAGAAACTTTTTTACGTTGTTGTGATAATTTATTAAAGTCTACAATCTTACCTCCATCTGCTTTACCTGCAGGTTTTGGTCCTCTAAAATCTTTTCTTTTTACGCCTCTATCATCTTTAACTTTACCAGCACAAACTTTGGAAGCGTAAGCATTTGCATACGCGCTAGGGTAAACTTTAAATTTTCGCTTAGCTGCTGCTTTACCTCTAGGACATAATTTTGTCATTTCTTCCTCGCTGTTTGTTTTGCTCTCGCAAAGTTAGCTGCGGTAGGTGCACCCTTTGCACCTTTCTTACGCATTTTTCCGCCACGTTTTCTTTTGGCATGAATATTAGCATATAAACCTTTTCTCATCTAGACTTTCCGTAACCTCTTTGTGCTAATCTACCTGCAACGCCACCATGATGTTTACCTGCAACACCACCTTTTTTAAGTCCTTGTTTTTTTAAACCATTGATTGCTTCAGTGACGCCACCGTTAGCTTTTTTAATTACGCCTCTTCCGATTAAAATATCTTTCATCGTAACTTTTCCGTCTTTGTTAAGATCTGGAAAAGATTTCTTTTTGTTTTTTTTCTTAGCCATTTTATTTGCCCCTTCTATTTAAAACTTTTTGCAAAGTCTTAGCTTGTTTTGCATGAGTGTTAGAAGCTTTTTTTAAACCTTTAATTACTTTTTTTACAGATTTAATTTTATTTTTTTTCATTTTTTTTTAAACATTCCTATAGCGCTTGACCCTGCCTTGATACCGAAGCTAGCAGAAATCGCTATGTATAACAAATTATGATAATACGCAGGTAAGTCCTGTAGTGCGATAAACCCACGATGCACATGTTCTTGTAAAGGCGTGAATACTAAAACGGCTGGAAGTAATAGAACAATGAGTGCCACCTCATCTTTCCAGCTCCCTTTCATTTGGTCAACTGCACTTTGCTCCCATGCAACTTTACCAGCGATCTGGTCTTCTTTAAGTTTTTGTGTGGCTTTGATTGTTGTAATTTTTAGTTCTTGTTTTGCTTTTTTAGTTTCTACAAAACCCTTTACGGCGTCTGTGGCCACACCAAGTAAGGGTTTTGCTAATAACTGCCACATAAATTTCTAAATTGCTCCTATAATAAGTATAACGATTATCGCTACAATTGCAGCTTTAATCCAATCTTTCATCTTCCAATCAGACCACTCTTTTAAGTGTGCCCAAAGATCTTTTAGTAAGTTCATACAAACCTCCTTATTGTTCAGTAGGTTTTATTACTTTACACCTTTAAAGGCAACTTTTTTGATCTGCATATTGCTAGTCTGTCCTTGTGGTCCTGCGCCTTTGTTTTTTCTTACAACAAAAGGTGAGTAAGTTATTGCAGCATCTGAAGCTACAACAGGGTTAGGAAAAGGATTTTTAGCTTTTACAGTAGTCATTTTTGCATTTTTAAACTTCATTTTATCCTCAATGTATGGTTGGTTTGACTAATTCAACCAAATCAACCGTGTTTTCGTTAAACAAATCAGCTGCTTGTTGCTCATTTAACAACTTAAAGTACATAAATCTTGAAGCTGCCATCATTGCTCCTGCTAAAAGTATACTATCTTCCTCACTTTTGGAAGTTTTTTCTGTAAACTCTAGTATTTGCCGATAAAAATAGCTTAGTTTACGTTCTGCGTCTGTTATTGTCATTTTTTTGCTTACTTAAATTAACATTTGCTCTTAATTGTGCAATATCTTCTTGTGAATCTATTCTATCTTGAGCTATTTTTGCGTCTTGAGCAAGTTTCATAGCGTCCATCTCTTGACCAGCTTGATCATTCATCGCTTTTCTGTTTATTTCTGCTTCTCTAAGACCTAATTCTTGCTCTTTTAACATAACAAGTGGATCTTGACCTTGTTGAGCCACAAATTCTGCCTCTTCTTGAGCCATTTCAGTAACTTTTGCAGCAATTCTTTCGGCAATTTGTTGTTCTAACGCTTCTTGCATTTCTGCTTGAAGCTCTGGTGGTATTTGTCCACCGTATTGTTGCGTAACTTCTTCAATTTGTTTAGCCATATCATCCTCTGCCTCTTCTCTTGACTCAATACTTACATGTTCCATGATATGAGCCTGTAAAATGAGCATGACTTGAGGGTTATTTTTAACTAAAACAGAAGCAAAAAAGGCTCTGTGAGCTGCAATATGAGCTCCATGATTTTGTCCTCTAAAAGCTGTTAATGATCCACCACCTAAAGCACCAGCGTTTTCCATACCTGGGTCTGTTGGTTGTGGTCCAGAGGGCACTGGTAATAAAACATCAATATCTTTAACACCAAGTGCTTGATACATTCTGCGATATGCCTCATACATGTTATGAGATGCAGGATCAGCCTGTGCTAATTGTAATTGCGTTTGAGCTAAAGTAACTCTTTGCGATATGGAAAAGATGTTTGGATCAGATATTGGTATAATATCTATTTCTGGACTAAAGTCTTCAGCCTTCATCATTTGCATTCCCTCACCACTCAAAGCGTAAGGATAAGTTTGAGGTAAGTCGTCAGCAAAAATCTTTGCTAAAAGTTTAAATTCTATACGTTGAGCATAGTGTAGTCTTTTATGTATAGCGCTCATAATTCTAGAACCACGTTCTAGTAAAGCCATTGTAGTGCCAACAGGTGCACCAGCTTGTGCAGCATCACCAATTTTTTGATCAGCTATGGCTGCAAATCTAGATCCAGCTTCTATGCAGAAACCAAGTAACTGAAACAATGTACCACTAGGCTCTTTGTAAGGTAAAGGCACAAGTCCATCTCTTAAACTACCACCAGGAGCATCAACATCTCTAAACTCACCAGGTTGTAATGGTGCATCATCATCACGTATTCTAAGACCTCTTGCCTTAAAACCTGCAGGTAAGTTTGATAAAGTTCCTGCATCTAAAAGTTGTCTAAGTGCACTTGTTGCGGTTCTTGATAAACCGCCTAACATGTGAATTAATCCAAAACCATAAAAACCAAAACCTGGTAAAAATTTGTAATGTACAAAGTATTGTATTTTCTTTGTACGTGGGTCATCCTCTTTAAAGTTTCTATAAATAGATAATACTTGGTTTGAACCTTCATCTATAGTTACAATATACGGAACTTTGATTCCATCGTCAGCGTCTATACCTTTAATATTAAGTTCAACGTGCATTTCTAATAATTGATACTCTTCGCTTCTTTGAACTTTAGTTACGCCAGCAAGTTTATTTTCTTTTTCTTGTAAAGCGGTTTCGTCTTCATATGTTTTTAAATCTACATCTCTATAAAAACCTGATACTTGTAATTTTCTAATATCGTTTTCTGTTCTTCTAATAATATGTGTTATTCTCTCAGATGTTTCTAAATCTGTGGTGTGATAAGGAACATATAAATCATCACTAGGAACAAACTTAGATACAGCTCTACCTAAACCTGCATCATAATAAATTTTTTTAAATGCTGATCCTGAAAGCGGTAAGTAAAAAAGCAAACTGTCCATGTCTGGATCATACTCTTCCATGACATGCATTATCTGATAGTTCATGAATTCTTTTACTCTTTGTGCCTGTTCCTCTTTTGCTCTATCTACTTTACCGACTATCTGTGTGCTTACAGGTCCATTAGCTGGCAAAAGCTCTCTATATGCCTGAGCTTGAAACTGTGTGATGGCTTCAGCTAACATAGGGTGCGTTACGGCACTTGCACCTTGAAACGGTTGTGATACTTCTTCGTATTTAAACCCTAATAAGTCTAAACCTTTTTTGTATGAGTCTTCCCACTCTTTTCTTGATGACTTGTCATCTTCATAAGCTTGTCTTAAATCACTTGATATCTCGTTTAAAGTATCATCATCTAGTACCTCAGCTATGTTCATATCAAAACCAGTTTGTATGTTTTGTTCAAGATCACCAACAATAGCGCCTCCGTCTTGTTGCATCTCTACTTTGGGTGCTAAACCATCTGCAAAATCGTTGCCTTGTATCTCTACAAGTTGCTCAATAGCTTTTTCTTGTTGTTGTTCAAATCCTATAGGTTTTTCTACTGCCATTATGCTGCCTCAAAAATATCAATAATACTCTCAGGAGTATACACAAGTCCACCCCTTTTTCTATGAGTTTTATGTGGTAATAACATTTCAGGTGTAATCTTGATAGCAAAAACTTCACCAACACCATCAACCTCAATAATTTTAAACTCTGAGTTGTTGTCTTTTGCAGCTCTTTTAAGTATTTTTTCTACAGTAGAAGTATAGTGTTTGCCTTTAAAATCTACACTGTCAGGGCCACCATAAAACTCTTCAGTGCCAATACCTTTCATGGAGTTTGTTCTTTCATTTATTGGCGTATTCGTGCCACCGCTTTGACTGTATCTATTTTTGACATATTTAGCTGGTGTCACAGCATACCACTGAGATGCATTAGGATCTTTATCAATAAACAATTTTTTAGCAGCTTGAGCAATATCTCTTTTAATTAATGCAGAGCCCCACTCCATTCTGTTTTTAAATGGCACATTAGGAAATAATTGTTTTAAAGCTGCATCAGATAAACCAATGTCTAACTCCTCTAACATTTTCTTTTCTTTTGCCGCTGCTTTTTTAGCAGATGCTAGTAGTTGTGGTTCAACAGACGGCCCTTGTTTTGCAAGATCTGTAAATATTTTTTTGTTTAATCTAAACTCATCAATAAACTGTTGCATGTCCTCTGCCGTTTTAAACATGGGTCTAAATATAGTTTCGTTTCTAGTATAATATTCTAAAACTTGTGGCTCTACTTCTCTCGCTTTACCAGTATACGAAACTCTGTCTCTAGCTAGTCTAGCCATTCTTTCATTTAAAGGTAAATCCATTAAGTCACTGATTTGTTCTTTTAAATCTAATTCAAGTTTCTTTGCTTGTTGTAGTATGTCTGATTGTATCTCATCAGCAAATGTTACTCTTACTTTTGATCCTGATTGTATATTTTCAAGGTTTTGAATTTTAACGGAATCATCTTGTAGTTTACTTTTAAACTGTCTTATTTGTTGAAGAAGTGCTGGATCTATTTCTTCTAAAATTGAAGCACGGCTTTCAACTCTTTGTGCTATCTCTACTGGATTTAAAGTATCTACAGGTGGTCCCTCAAATCCTGCTCTCGTTAGTTTGGTGTAAGCCGAAGCGTTTAACCCTTTTAGTTGGTTGTTAAGTTTTGTTTGATTCTTTTTTAACGTAGCTAACATTTTTTTATCTGCTGCCGTAAATAATCCTTCAGCTCCAGGTATCGTTCCATTACGGTCCGTGAGCCGCGACCAACCGATCACGTACCTCTCAGTAAAATCATGTACACTGCCTGGTAATTGATCTGGATCACCAGGTATGGCACTAGGATTTAAAAATAAAACTTCTTCTCTGTAAGTGCCTTCAATGGCACCTGGTTCTTGATAACCAGGATACTTAGCAGGTTTATCGCCACCGAAACCATAAGTGACAGTATCAATTTTACGCTGTGGTGCTTGACGAACAATTGCAAGCATGGCTTGTTTAGATATTGGTTTGTTTTGTTTCGCTGCAGCGTTTAAGTAGTTTGTTAAAATATTATCTTCTATCTCTGGTTTTGAGATGCCTTTGTTCTGCATAAATTTATAAAACTGATCTACACTGTTAAATACTGGTGGCGTGTTTGGGTCCATGAGCCGTGCTTCAAGGTTAGAATAAAATATAGATTCAGAACCCTCAGGTGAATCTATTATCTCTTTTTTTGTTTTAGGTTTTACGACAGCCGTGCCTACGTCGTCTGATACAGCGGCAACACTATCATCCAGTGCTTCACTAGAAAGATTTACTTCTTCAACAGTACCGACTTTTTTCTCAAGAGCTTCTAATTGTTTTTTCTCTGCGTTAGTAAGTTTTTGTGTAAGCATTTTAAACTTGTCAATATTTTGTACGGCCCATAGTGGCACCTTACCAAACAAGTTTGCTGTTTCAAATTCAGGTAATGACGGATCTTCAAACACGTTTGCTTGTTCAAGAATATCATCTGTTATGACGTTACCGCCCATGTTCATTCCCATTAATTTTGGATTAGGATCTGTTACAAAAGGTGCTTGTCCTTGGTTTAATTTTTCTTGCATGTACTGCTCATTTAATGCTTTGTCTTTTGCATCATCAGCTAGACCTTGTTTTGTTTCTGAATATAGATCATAAATACCGTCATCTTTTACTCTGTCGGGTCCAGTTTCGAATATATCTTCAGCTTGTTCAAGTGCATAAATGTTACCAAATCCTTTTTTAATCTCATTAAATATCATACCTATTTTTGAATTAGTGCTGGATTTACCAGTCTCTTCGTCTAGGTATCTACGAAAAGCTATTAAAGGCGCTCTCTTAAAATCTCTATCAAATTTTTCTGCATCGATAATCATTTGTTTTTTATCAGCTTCTCTAAGTGCCATACCAGCATCAACGAACCCTTCAAACATTTCGGGGTGCATAATAAATCCATCTGATTCTCCACCAACTAATCTATACGTAGTCACTCCTGTTGTGTCATTGTATATTCTCTCAACACTGTCTGCACCAAAAAGGCCTGTTAATATTGCATCTTGTTGACCAGTAATAGTGCCATCACCAAGTGAACTTGTTGTAAACGCTTCTTTTATAAAAGGAGCTAATACACTATACGCAAGACCTGCTTTTGAAATCTTACCAAAGTTATTCATCATTGCTGATCTTGTTGCAGCATTAGGTATTATGTTTTTTATTACGCCTTTCGCACCGCCTAAAAATTTAGCGAACGGACCTACTTTCTCAGCTAATTTTTTTCTAGTTCTAAAAGCACTTTTTGACTCTCCTTTTTTACGTCCAACTTTACTTTTTTTCTTTTCTGCCACACTACCCGCTCCTATAATTGCTGCTGTGTGAAGCTGACCAACAGAATAAGGAAA